ATGTCATAGCCAGAGATTGTGATATTGCCACCCGTTGCGGATGCTGAACCAGTAACGCTAACCGCACGGGCAACAAGTGCCTGTGGGTTCCACAAATACACACCTGATGGCTGGCCAAGCAAACCAAATGGCTGCGCGAAAGCAGTGTATCCACCAGTAGCCTGTGCTGTCATCGTTGTGGAAGATGCAGTGTCATCGCCCTGAACCGTGTATGTTCCAACGCCGCCGGGAGCACCCGTCAGTTGGTTCACAATCGTGGTTCCAGAAAGTACGCCCGTGCCAGATAGCGTCATTCCGATGGAAATCGTGCCGGTGAGGGACGAAACCGTCAGAATGCTGCTGGCAATCACACCCGTGAAGGATGCAAAGCCATCAAGCAACAACAAGCCCGTAACCGCTAAACCAGTATTGAAGTTGATGCATGAAGCGCCAACCGAAACACCAGTGCTGGTGGAGTTCGTTGATACCAGCGTCATAGCCGTGCCGGATACTACGTTTGCAGCAGCCGCAATTGCAGCATTACCAAGCGCGTATGGAGCATAGTTAATCGTCTGCGTATCCGAAGTACCAAAACCAGCGGTAAAGGCACCAGCCGCTTGGCCGGGGACGTAAGTGAAGTTAGAGCGAGGGTCAAGACGGCCCACACCGCCCCAGAAGAGCGATGGGGCGATGTCGGAGTTGTAATCAGCAAATGGAGCCTGTCCAAAGCCAATATACGGTCCAGAGTTTGCTGTAATAGACATGGGCTAAACTCCTTACGATGTTGGGAATGAACCGAAAATGGAGCGCCAGTTGTAGTAGCCGAAAGAATAACGCTCGTAACCCTTAACCAGAAGGTTATCAGTCACGAAATCTACTTGCATATCGGTCTCAAACTTCACACGCTCCATGTAGGCAAGGCCATCAATGTTGGTCAACAAGAACCAAGCATAGGAGGAGGTGAGGAAGTCGTTGACGAGATAGCCTTCAGGAATGCCACCAGCAGTGCTGAGGATCGCGTTGACATCATTATCGGCAGTACCCGGACGCAGTTCCGTCTTCGTCAAGCGGATTGCCACAGGCTCAAGCTGCGGAGGAACAATCAACTTGCGGCCACGAGCGAAAACCTTCAGGCCAGCCTGATCCTTAAAGTTGGTACGAATGTTGATCATACCGTTAAGGAGCGAAGACTCGTTCAAGTCCTGCTGTACCGAGAAGGTGTTAGCTACCGTACCACCGTCAATTGGATGCGCCGTGGAGCAAAGTGCTACACCATCGCCGCCAACAGATGCGTTGTACGTCTGAGCCGTATTGAGGAGGTTCGCGCCATAGATTTCCTTGGTCTGCTGAAACGATTCAATCAGGCCGAGGTTGGATGGCATGAACTGGGTCTTGTAGAGGTTGTCGTCAATCGCCTTGCGGGTGATTGCATAGCCAAGGGCAATTTCAGTATGCTCTTGGTTGTAGACAAAACGCTCACCAGCGCCCGAATCAAAAGAGGTCTGACCGCCTTCGCTCTTAAGCTGGGCAAGACCGAGGTAACGCATTTCAGCGGTACGCTCCAGAGCCATCTTTGAATCATGCTTCGTGAAGATTTTATCGTACTGAGATGGAATCATCTCGTACTTGCCTTCTACGCCACGGAGACCGGGGAGGAGAAGGTCTTTAATCTGTGAGAGATTAACAGCCATTTTACCTTACTCCTTAAGCATTGATACTGGCAGGGCCAGCACCGTTAGAACGCCACATTTCGTTGTTGAAGCCAACGATGACGTTGCAATATTGCGTGGTGGGATCGCCGCCATTGCCGAAGCTGATTGCGTAATCAACAACAATGAAGGGCGAGGTGATGGTTGTGCTGACTGCCGAGAGATAAGCACCCGAACGACCAGTTGCAGTGCTGCCCGTACCCAGCGTGAACTGAGCATACTGGCCAATAATGCCGGAAGTCATCGTGGTAGCCGTACCCGTCATTGGAGCACCAGCAAAGCTGGTCTGAACAACGAAACGAGCATTCGGATCATCAATCACATAGGCTTCAACGTCGCCCGTAGCGTCCGAACCCGGCCAGTAAGACGACCAAACAACGCGCTTCTGCGAGGTTGAAAGATACTTGCAGCCAACGAAGATGCCAGCGATAGGCTGTGCGCCGTTTGCGGATGCAGTGATGTAACCAGTGGCCGCGCCCGTACCCGTGATTGGGGTTACAGGATCGCCAGTGTAAATTGCGGTAGAGTTGCCGCTTGCAATACGACGAGCAGACTGGGCAAACGTAGGAGCGCCGCCAGCACCACCCTGAAACTGCAAGAAGCCATAATACGCTTGCGTATTAGCCATAGCAGAGATTCCTGATGAAATGGAGGTTGCTATGCGCCCAGCACTGCAAACCTAGACAAATTTTAACCCGCCTCCCCAAGGGCAGGTGTTAGTCGCAGATCAATCCTCTGGAATAGGGACTGGCTCAAACGACTTTTTAACCAATGGACGAACACTGTCATGCTGACGGGTCATCGTACCATCTGGTGTCTGGGACAACTGCTGCTCTTTGGCACGCACTTGGTTCCTAGCACGACGCAATTCTATCTCTTTTGCTTCTTTTGTCAACGTCAAAGGACGCTCCATTAAAATCATGCCTTTTCGCTCAATAGAAGCATAATTTCCAATAGGCATCATCTCTGGATGGCGGCTTGCTGGGACTGCTTCCCAACCACCACGGGCCAACTGAACTTGATACGCCGGGTCTTCTTTTCCTAGAAGCGTGTGGCGCTTCCATTCATAAGACCAGCCATCTGGAACAATAGATGAATCAACATAAAACTCGTCAATGCCATCATCCATATTGCCACGGTTAGAACGAATCTCAGCCGCACGCTGTTCTGCACGGGCGCGAGCATCTTCGGGGCGCATAGTTTCACGCATTGGCTTGCGGTTAACTTGTGACTTCTCAACTGGGTACTTTTCTTCAGTCATTCTAATCTCCTATTAATTCAATTTGCCTTCGCGTTTAAGCGAGACCATGTTTTTTGCGTACTCTTCTGGTGTCATGCCCATCATGGAAGCAATTTCTCGTTGCTCATTGGACAGGCGAACAACATTTGGCTTACCAGAAGTGCCAGAAGCAACGCGGGTTGATGGTGCAGATGGCGGTGCAGACGTGCGCTTTTGCACTGGTGCTGCCGCCACAGAGACAACTTCGTAATCCAAGTCTGGCTCTGGTGCTTTATTCAATCCAAGACGCATTTCAACGTGCTGGAAGTACGCATCACTGTCTGGAACAAAACCCTCACCCATTGCGTGGTTGTGAGCACGAACCATTTCATCAAACTTCTTTGCATCACGGATGACATCAGGGTTGCGACGCACCCACGACGCTGAACGTGGCGACAATTGAGACGCAAATTGCTCAACTGGGTCATTCTGTGGCGGCACAATTGGCTGCACAGGCTGACGAAGTTTGTTTTCCATAGCATTCTTGCCATTTTCAAGCGTTGATAGCTTGTTGGCATTCAATGATAAGGCTTCTTGGAAGTCTGCCGCCCTGCGGTAGTCACCAGCGGCCATTGCTTCAGCGTAACCGTTCTTCAACGCCTCTGAACGCTGCTTTGTGGCGTCAATGGCGCTCACAATAAGCTGGTAATCACCATCTTGAACATTGCGCTGGGCTTCTTGAGCCTGCTGTTGGGCATGATAAGCCCTACGTTCCGCGTCATCACGGGCTTTTTTCTCGTCCTCAAGCTGTTTTTTGAGTTGAGTAATGCCTTCATCAGCCGAAATTTCATTTGCATCAGATGATTTTTCAACTTTTACCGGATCATCCGCAGCCGCAACTTCAATTTTTTCTTCAGGCTCTAACTGAACATCATTTTGATCAACCATGTCTTATCCCTTTACCATACTGCATCAGGGTATTTGGTCATGCCACGAATGTCGGTATCATCAATCATGCGGCATGAGACGCCATGCACATTGATTGACCAACCGTCCGTGACGCGGAAATACACCCAATCACCAACTTTGACTTTTGTGCCTTTGAACCAATTGTTATTGGGGTCATCAAAGGCTTGCAGGCCCATTTTCACAACAAGGCCAACTTTGCCCTGATACCGATCCTCATCACGGGTTGCCCCCGGCAGAATAATTCCGCTGTTTGTCTTCTCAGGCCGCACATAAATGGCAACCATTACTTCATTGTTGAACACCTGAATGTCATCCAGATTGCCCAATTCATCCATAAGGATTTTGGCTGGATCAACACTGTGGTTCATTCGCATAAATGGCATTACTTTTTCCTTTCCCCTGTAGAAATGATTGTGTCTGCCTCTTCCATGAGGTCTAAACACTTACGCAGACCGGAAATGATGCCAGTACGGTGTTTGTAATCCGCAATGTCGGAAAGCATGCCCTCGCAAATAAATTGCATCTCCTCACCGATTGTTTCTTCAATCAGTTGGGCCATGATTCTTGCATATCTGTCTGCGTATGTCTGTGTCATAGGCAGTTTATGGCACAGGTAGGAATTAAATCGTTTGCGATGAGTGTAAATTCCCACCTAAAATGATTTGCAATGAATGTAATAATTTACATAAAAAAAGACCGCAGGGTTTAATCTGCGGCCTAGTTTATCTTTGGGGGAGGAACCAAAGATTATGCTTTGTGACCGTATGCCTTGATCTTTTCAAGACGGCCAAGACCACCACCAGCGGCGTGGTCAATAATATGTTCAGTGCGACCCATTGCGCGGCCACCAGACTTACGAGCCATTGGCATACCGCCACCCATTGGAGGCATACCACCACCCATTGGGCCACGGCCACCAGCGAGAGCCGCCAGCAAAGCAGGATCAGTCGGTGCGCCACCTGCTGGGCCACCCATTGGAGGACGCGGTGGCATTGGAGGCGGAGGAGGAGGCATTGGAGGAACACCCATTGGGCCACCAGCCATTGGCATACCAGCAGGATGAGCATTCACATTGATGTTAATGTGCGTCTTGCCCTTTGCTTTGCCACCATGCTTGTGAGCGGTGCGGCCACCCGGTACTTCACCCGGAATCTTAGTAACCGAATTTCCGGCGAACACTTCGCCACCCTTAGCGTGATGCATACGCTTAAGCGTCTCAGCAAGATGAGCCTTCTTAGCCAGCTTAGGGTTTTTGCTATGCGTAGCTTTTTCCAACTTCTTTGCAGGAATCTTCTCGCCTTCAGGAACATGAAGTGCCTTATGCAATGAACCCGGATGCTTAATAGCACCCTGAATCCATTTAATCTTGCCACCATCAGCCTTCTTTGCCTTGCCGCCATAGCAAAGACCTTCAGCCGACTGCTGCTTGTCGTGCTTTTTGTCTAAATCAGACTTTTCCCAAGCCTCCATAGACATGCCATGCTTCTTGGCCAACTTTTTGTCTTGCTTGAGATCAGCCTTTGAGTGTTCCCACTCCATTTCCGATACTTTGCCACCCTTCTTTAAATTAGAAGGACGTGGCGTTGGCATTGGAACGTAATCCATATCGGATGGACGTGCGACCGGAACAGGAACTGGAAGGCGAACAAGACGTTTAACAGGCATAACTCTCGGTGCCGTGGTGCGATCACCACCGAATGGATCAATGCCGCGCTTTGCCAAAGCAATCTGCTCTGGCGTATAATCAGGAACGCCACCATCCATGTGGTGCGAACGCTTAATCTTGCCGCCCTTCTTGAAACCACCAACATGCTTGATGCCTTCACGGGCTTCATTCGCCATGCGTACATCGCGGTTTAGCAAATTGTCAGGCGTGAGATAACGCTTTGAACGGTCTTCACTCTCAGTGCGTCCACCAGACTTACGCATTGCACGATCACCGCGCT